TGGGAACATTAAATAAAAATACCGATTTCGAAACATCAATAGCATGAGCCAAATCATCACGTTTTCCAGGAGCAAGCAACTGACAACGATCCGGATAGTTCGTCAAAAACCAACGTTGAAAATAGGATTTACCATTGCCACCTTCCGGATCAACATAAAAAACAACAGGACGATCCGTACCTTCATCTGACAATTCATTATTCAATTCAATCTGCCAATCGCGTAGCTCTCCCATTTCTATTCGGACCGGAGGGATGAGGTGTTTAGTGAGTTCGAGAAGCCGTCGATGGTACATGCAGAAAAGATTTGGATATTCACGGGCAATCTCTCCTTCATAAGGACCGCGGCCAGTTTCTTTGACAAACTCTTCCACCCAGGTGCGGTAAAGCGCGAACTGACCGGCGACACCTTTCTTTCCGGACTTATCGGGGGGTGTACCGTACTCCTCAAACTGTCCATCCTTCTTACAGTATAACGCAGCGGCGTATGGTTGTCCATTGGCACGTTCGACATGGGGATGGGGAGCGTCTTCGTAGTTAGTGAGGTCCGTAACGACGTTGCGACCAATACGACGATTGACAAAAGAAACAAAACCCTGAAGATGGCGGTTCCCAGTGGTAGGACAAATCTCACGACCGTAGACAAGGTATTCGGTGGACTCAAGTTCTGCGAGATCGGCAAGATGCTGTTCGGTATCTTCGGTGTAGCCATGGATGGTGAAACACCAGTGACGACCTTTCTTTAAAAGCTGAGTGTCCGGAATGAGATGCGGCATTTTTGCACGAACTTAAAATTGTGAGACTCATGGACACATTTGTGCGAGGGTAATAATGGCACTTCGTGCACCTCGCACATAAAATATGGTTTTGCCGTTAATAGCGCGCGCCGTCATAAAACGGTCTGCTAAAGCCATCATGAAGCGTAAACCACTTAGAACGTTTGCAAAGCGCGCCAAGCAGAGACGCTCTATTCGACGTACCAATAGGCGCGTCGGGCGTGGCAAAGCCACTAAACAAGTTCAAACACTTAGAGAGCTGTTGTTAGACACTCATTCGAAAACAACACCGTACCCAGTTTTAGTTACTAAACATACCCTAAATGGAGTGTACCCAGTAGAAAACATCAGTGTAGGCGATAACCGTTACGACCGGACCGGCGACAAAATAACGGTCACTGGTATACGTATAGACTATACGTTAAGGTTTACGGCAGCTGGTGTAGGTGGGCACTGTGTAGCGCATATGTTGCTAGTACGACAGTACAGAGACCTAGACGTACCTTCGCGTATGTATTATACCAACGCTGACGATGAACAACCGCTAAGCTTCGCAAGTCAGGGAACTAGCCCCTCTGGGGATAGGTCCAGAGACCGCTTGAGATTATTTACGAAGGAGTTTAAAATCCTCAGTTATAAAAAATTATTGATCGGGAGTACGTCATATGGTCAGTCCAGTAAATTCGCCAGTTATAAAACCGGGCATTACTTTGTCAAGATGCATCAACAATTCACGTACACACCAGGAACCGGTGCTGTTGCACCATTTAATACAACACAGATTTGGCCGCGTATGCTCATGCTTTATTGGATAAGTCAACCAGACGACTACGCAGAAGCGTCAACATTACCAGAGCTGACAGTACTTCAAAATGTTTATTTCAAACCATAAATTTAGTTTAGTTATGGCCGACAACCGCCCTTCGGGCGTCCTGCCGGCATTATCTATTGGAATTCTACTTAGTTATTAAGGTTTCTAATAACGTATCGGTCTGCACTCATCTTAGTTAGGTCAGGTTCTTCATTGCAAAATACCACAACGTGCGTCTTCTGCAGGATGACCTTTGTAGTGCTCTCATACTTCGGACTAAAGATGACACGGTCCTTCAACTGTTCAAGAACTCCGTATTGAAGAAATTCCATAGATCCTCTGGGAACATTAAATAAAAATACCGATTTCGAAACATCAATAGCATGAGCCAAATCATCACGTTTTCCAGGAGCAAGCAACTGACAACGATCCGGATAGTTCGTCAAAAACCAACGTTGAAAATAGGA